TGCGACTTCTCGCTCGAAGTCACCCTTCATGTGTCTAAAGTCTTGTAGCAAACCAGCTTTACTTATCTGGTCTATAAACGGCCCCATTGCAGAACGATGATGCCCTTGTATGGCAAAATCTATAGCGTTCATTGCGCCCTTAAATCTATCATTCAAACCGCCAAGCATTGCGGCAATACCCTTTCCGGGCTGTCCTGTTTTCTTGTCTGCCGTCTCCATCATGTCTAGCATTTTGTTTTCAATCAATATATTGCGATACAAGTCTCGCTTACGCATGAGCTTGGCTATTTCTATATCTTTGACAATGCGCTCAGTTACATCTCTAACAGCTTGATCTATCTCATCAATCTTGCCTGCTTGAGTTTTGACATTAATTACATTTTCAATCTCATCAAGAATTGAATCGACTTCTGTTTCTTTCAGATTAGATATTCTTTTTACTAAATCTCGACAATCAGCCATCTATAACTTCCCCATTACGCACGCTTTAGCGTTTTTAACAGTTTCTACTGTATCGTTACTATGTGCATCCATTTCTTCTATTTCAGCCAAATCTGCTTTTTGCTCATCAGAAAGTTTTGCTTTTTCTTCATCAGGAAGATTATTTAAATATTCTTGATCTCGCTGTACATCCTCTAGTGCTAGCGCAGTCTCATCGTCTGGCACATTATCTGGTGGAAATTCGTTTGGCTCTGACGCTTCTATATCATTATCTGGATCATTGGCATATTTAGCCGCCGCTTTCGCTCTATATTGTTTTGTATCTATGCCTAGCTGTTTGTATGCGTCATCTATAACTAACCCTTTAGAACGCATCTCAGCAATCGCATACGCTTGTTCATCAGTTATCTTCAAACCTATATTTTCTGCGTCTTGTTTAATCAAACCTATTTCTAAATCTAATGCTTCATCAAAAGACTTTACTCCAGATGAATTTATATACTCTGCGGCTTTGCCTGCATCTTTTTCTCTAAATTGATATTTTCCTTTAGACTCTTTAGTCAACGCGCCAGCCAAAGCTCTGACTGAATTAGTCTTTATATATCCTTGCTCATATGCAAGATTAGCCATAACCTCCATAGTGTATTTAGAGTCTTTATTTAAGATAGATACACCTCGTAACTTTGTTTTGTTTTCTAACTTGGTTACTACATTTTGTGCATACTTAACATCTTGTATGCCACCCATTGACCTAATGAACTCTGTCAATGTTGGCGGTCTATCAGGTAGAGCCGGGCCTAAGAAAGATAAGTCAATACGTTTTCCTACAGCCGCTAAAGATATTGCTATCTCTGCCATTTCCTTCATCTTTACAGCCAGCTTTTTGTTGTTACCTACATACTCACTAGGGCCATGAGTATTCTTGACTGTAACTGTTGGCGCTTCTGGCTTATCACCATATGCGTCAGCAATCAATTCTAAATCTATTTTTACTTGCTCTTGCCTTCTCTCAGCCCTGCGAGATAATCTTCCAGCAATACTTCCAATGCCAGAGCCTAGTAGTAGTCCTGCTCCTACATTAAGCAATGAGTCTGAATATGTGTAATCTAACTGCTGGCTATGAGATATACCAAGCATTAATGGCTCAACCAATACTGCACCACCAGCGCCATCCATAGCGCCTTCTATTGCTCTGCCTTTTATCTTCCCGTATTTAGCCGCCAATTTAGCTGACCTAACTTGACCAACAATAGGAATAAAGGCACTTGCAAAAGCAATAGGATCAATAGCCGCTCTTAATAAAGCTGTACCTGTTTGTGCTACAAAAGCGCTTGCTCCTTCTGGGCCTGCGCTTACTATTGCATCTCTCATAAGCGCTTCTTTCCTTATCTTTACGCGCTCTTGCAATTCTTCTTCTGTAATAGGTCTATCAGCCTTAAACTCTATGTCTTTGTATCTTTCTTCTTGTTCTTCTACCGATACAAAATTACCTTGAGAAACCATCTGATCTTGCCAAGCCTCGATTGGTGTTTGCTGACTTTTGAGATCGGCAATTTCTTGTAATAAATTTTGCCTTTCGTTTTCGTTTGTTTCTATAGAATACTGGTCTGTTTTTTCTTCTAGTATTCTTCTTCTTTCTTCATTGGCTTTATATGCCGCATATCTGCTACGTTTTGCAGACCTGTCCTCTACTTTATTTTTGAGCGCCGACAATCTTATTTCATTAATTAAGCCATTAGTCTCATAGACATCATTCCATATTGCTCCTAATGTCGTGCCAAGCTCAAACTCTACTTGCGTGTCTTTCAAAGCCGCAAGCAATGGTCTTTCAGATATTTTTCTTGTAGGCATCTTGGCCATTATTTAATGCCTAACCTTTTTTCTATTATCTCTTGCTCACTCAAACCTGCACCTTTTGGATAGTCATATGGAGATACATCCATCATCAAGTAACTTCTTGTTAATGGTAAAAGTTTTTGCTCTAAATCCTTGTGGAGTATTTCAACCATCTCTCCTTGGCTATTTCTAACTGGGATACCATCTTTCATAAGCGCGTATCCATTACTTAAATTGTTGTTTATCCACATACCTCCTTCTTTTACATCCTCTAGGAATAGCATATACACAACATCATCCAAGTTAGGCTCTTGGTATTCTTCTGTAGACAAGCCCCTTCTTTCTCGTAATTCTTTCTCTGCCAAAAAGTTAGCTCTTTGCACATTTATGTAATTTTTTGCTGATTCAATATAAATATCTGATGGTTGCAAATCTAACTCTTGAGCGACAACGCGACCATACTTACTGTTATCTAACATTTCGACAGAAGTGTTTAGAATTGTTCCATAATCCTCTTTACCCACTGGCGCAAACGCTTTTACTTTATCTTCATCTAAAATAGGATGAGGATACATTTTAGCGTACACAGCCTTTCTAGCATCAGGCCCAGACATTCCCCTGCCGAAACCTTGGCCTGTCATATAGTAAACTAACATCTTTTCAGCTTCTTTTAAGATCATGTTTTTTTGATCTTGAGTTGCTGTTAGATCGTCTGCTCCCATCTCATAAATTTCGTTATATAGCCTTACATCTTCTCGTAAAGCATTTAATGCTCCCGTATCACCAGTGATGTCTTTTTTGTCATTGTCGCTCAAATCTGCTATCAATGTATCGACTGTTTGGTTGCTCAGTTTGTTTAGTAATGATGTTGTCTCTAGATCATCTGCGTGCATTAGTGCGACAGCATGTGAATCATTCATTCCAGCGCGTCTTAATTCTTCTATGATAACTTCCGCTCTATCACCAGTTGCAGTAACAAACCCCTGCATTAGCTGTGTCGTTATTTCTTGATTAGATAAAGCAATCTCATTTATATAGCCAGCTAGTTGCTCGGCTAAAGGTTTTGACAAATACCTTCTATCATCTAATCTAACACCTAATGCCTGATACTTTTTATCCATGCTAGTGACTGCGGAAGCCACCATAACAGTGCTACTAACTGGGTCTGGATTTGTAAGTATTGAACTAAATGCCGCTTGATATTGGTCATTAAAAGTTTTATCCGAAGATAGTATTGCGCCTGCAAAATCTTTTGCTCTTGCTTCAAGTATTTTTTTACTAGCTTCTCGTATAGCTTCAAACTTTTGTGCGGCTACGGCTGTTGCAATAGGGTCTGTTGTGTCTACTTCCTTGTACTCAGCATGGGCCTTTATTAAATCTTGATTTATTTGGGAGTTAGATTTGTTAGCATTGTTTTTTGTTATGGCAGTTGTTTCCATATTTAACTGGTGCATTGCAACAAAACTTCTATAATCTTCTGGGTCTTTAAAGGATGCCCTCAAAGCCTCTACATCCACTACATTTACATTGTATTCCGCGCCAGTTACATTAGATCGGTCTCTTTCTCTCTTAATAGTAGCGTATGCTTCGTCAATCTTTAGCTTGTTTTCAGCATCTAACTCTGACTCTAATTTTTTAGCTAAAGCATCTATATCTCTCTTGATTCCTTCTGTGAGCTGTATTTGCTGTTCTACACTTTGATATTCAAATCTATCGCTTAATCCTTCTAAGAATTTATATTTTGCATCAATGTCATTTTCTGGTATGGCTTCAAAGTCACGAATTATCAAAACTTTTTCTACATTATCTCTATCTTCTATAGCCATTGCTTGCGCTTCTGCTGGAGTCCACCCAGCATCAACATACCATTGTATTGCGCCTTGCTCGTTTACTATGCCATCTTCATATGCTTTTCTTATATAATCGTTTCTATATATAGCCGTTGAGTTGCTTCTAGCCTGCTTTATATCAGCAAGCTGTAAATCATTTACAACCGAGTTATATTTATTTAATCGAGATAATCCAGAACTAATAAGCCTTTCACCCAAAACCATTCCTGACTCTGGATCAAGATCAGACATAGCATCTTCATAACCATTTTTGATTGCTTCTAACTCAATCTTAAAATCATTAACAGACATCTTATCCATCTTAGCTTTTTCAAATAACTCATCCATTTCGCTAAGAGCGCTTGTTTCTAATTGAGTTACTGCTATCTTGTTTGCCAGCGTGTATGCTTGTCTTTCTTCTACGTTAGCCGGGCCGCCTTGTTGTGCCATCTGGCGTAATGTTTGTTGTGCGCCAACATCAGCGACTCTGCGTGTACCGCGCTCGATAGCTTGTTGTTCTGCTTTCTTGTTTACAAAGTCTGCCATCTGGCCAAACATCTCACCAATAGCGCCATATGTTGTAGTTGCCTGTCGCAAACTAGCAAAGTCTGTTTGTGGTATTTGTACGCCAGCAAACTGGCCACGTTGGTATCTTTGTATTTTTGCCATTATTAATATCCTGCTAAATAACCACCAGATTTAACACCAGCTAGTCGTTGTGCGGCAGTTGTTGATCCACCTGTTGCGGCTGGCGCAGATGGAGCAAGCTGGCTATAAGCCATATAACCTTGCCCAAGTGTCAAACCAGCACCCAATATGCCTTGTTGCATTGCAGTCTTGCCAGCAGATTTGTAAACCTTAGATTGATAAGCACCCATAGATTTAGCAATAGCCGCGTTATCCATAGCTAATTGATATTCCCTACCGCCTTCTGCAATAGCATAGTTTTGCAGTGATAATGCTGATCCTTCTAATGCTTGTATGCCATTGGCCGCCGCCCTTGCAGTTGTTGAAGCCAGCGTTTCATTTAATCTTTTTAAATGATCTGCCGCCCTTTGCTTTGCTTCAATCTCTCTATTCTTAGCTTGTATCTCAGCTTCTTGAGCTTGCGCCTTCATCTGTGCCTGCACCGCTTGTGCCTGCCTGATTTGTGATAATGCGCCTACTGCTGAAAACGCTAATCCTGCCGCCGCCATTCCCATAATTAGTTACCTACGCTCATTTTGTATTCCAAACCTAAGACTGTCATTTTCATAGGTTTTGTTTGTGTGATTGTTATTTGACCACTTGCATCATAACCAAGCAAGCCATGTACTGTTTTTAATCCTGTAAATTCTGCAATAGGCTCATCAAGCACATCTTCGCCAAAGTTTCTGAATGATACTAACTGGCCATTGATCGACATATTTTGTGTTTCATTTAATAACGCATCGACTTGAAGTATGCGCTTCTTAACGCCAACCACCGAACCGCTCTTAAGTAATGGCTCTGCTGGCATGGTTTTAGCCTGAACTGTGTAATTCAACCCGACTTCATATGTTGATGTAGCTGGGCTTGCAAAAGTAACTGTATATGGACTAGCACCAACCACTTGTTCTGCTTCGACAATACCATCTCTAATAATACTAACTGTCTCACCTTCTAAGTGATCCATAGTAACGCTTGATGCCGCGCCACCTGTTTTAGCACTGTCAGTAACTACTGTCTCGTCAAACCTTTCTAACATATAGTTATCAACGCCATCTATTGTTCTTTTAACGATAACGAACGCTTTATCAACCTCGATACCAACAGCCTCAAATGTGCCATCAGTTGTAAATCTACTTGGGGCAATAATGTCCTGACTGACTAACATTGAGTAAATAGCCATACTGCCATCGGTATTTACCAAGAATAGTCTGTCTGTTTCGTCAGTTGATGATGCCCGGCGAATATCAAAATCAACAGGATCATTCAATAAATGTGAACTTAATACTGATAATGGTGTTGTGCCATAACTGGCTGTGCCATCGTTGAACTGGAACGATATGAGAGATTTACCTTGTCGCTGTATAAACAAAGTCGCACCAGCTAAATCATGTATCGGTATTCCTTCTTTGCTCCCAATACGCGATTGGTTTTTAACCAAGAAGTTTGATGGCGTAATCGGCTCACCAGCGAGCTGACTCACAATGAACTCGCCGCCTGTTGTAAATATCTGCAAGTCCGGGCCAGCATTGATCTTATGTATTACGTTTAATTGATTAGTATTGATTGTTGCCTCAACACCCTCATCATCTAATCCAGTACCAGTATCAAAGTTAAAGTAATCGACTACCTTTGATCCCCAGATAGTATTTGGTCTTGACTTACTGCCACCAAAATAAAGCCTGCCTTCATGGAAAGAGGCACTTCTTGGCCACCCTCTTGTAGTTGACCATACATCCTCATAGCCATGTTCTGATTCCCAATTCCCTGCTGTAACGCCGCTTGTATCAAAGAATGGTGATTCAACAAACACTTTCATCTGTGTGTCTGATACATACTCAACATATCTAGCACGACCAAAGCCATTTTTAACCTGTGCATATTCACCTACTGCGGCTTGCTTAAATGCTTTTATGTCATAATTTGATGTTCCATCTGGCGCTGTATCCCAGTCTGGACTAACTGTGAGTACCTTAGTTGATGCAACATAATCTTCTACATGGCGTGTCTGTCCTGCGCCTGTGCCAGAAGTAATCTCAATAAACATACCATTAGGCTGGTCATCAGATGTAAAACTTGTAGCCGCTTTCAAAGTGATTGTGCTACTTGTTCCACCCTGCGCTGTGCCATTGTCAGTTGTTACTGAACTGGCTGTTAGTGTTGTATTGCCACTAACTGCTCCGGGAGTGATCGTAAAATTAGGCTCATGGGTATCAAACTCATAAGCATACTTCGGTATGTTAGTAATAGGTAAGTTTTCAAAATCCCAGCTTGTATCTGTATTTCTTACTAATCTTTTCGTCTCTAAATCTTCATGGCAAAAGATCAAAGTATCTACCGCTTGGGTATAATTAAGACTACTAATAATATCAGAGGTAAGAGCAGTAGCAGTAATATAGTCGTTACCACTGCCATTGATGTTTGTTTGTAAGACCGAGTTTTTGAATACATAAATTCTCGCTGGAACTAAAACTAACAGGTAACTATCATCGACTGAATACTCGAATGGTATCAGTTTGTATGTAGTAAATGATGATCCAAAATCATGAATAAAGACAGTACCATCTCTACGTCTAATACCGCCTTGCGGCTGAACAATGACGTTTGTTGCTTCTTCTAAGGCATCTTGATACTGGGCTAAATCTGTTCTCGAACGCAGTAAAGGATCAAGCTCTCCGACTTTGAAGTTTGTCTGGAACTGGGTAATTTTAGCCATTAGCCCCTCACGTCAATAAGCGAGTAATCCTCTATAATCGGTGTTAATCTGCCACGACTATCTATATTCATAGCGGTACGCATCAAACCACCACGACCATTCTCACCCGGTGTTCCATATGCAATCGAGCGATAATAATCTGCCTTTTCTATTTGATCTGTGATAACTACCGCAAGCTCAGAAGCCATTGCATACTTCAATAGGTTTATGAAATATGGAGGCATCTTGCTCTCGTCTATTGTGTATTGGTAGTCAATATAAACTGTATCTAGGTTTGTATATAGCTGATCTCCATATATCTCCCAGCCATATCTCAATGCTATTTCATTTGTGCCAGAACTGTTGAATACCGCTAATACGCCACTAAGCATATCGCCCGGTAACTGATAAGCATATTGCCATTCATTGATTGGTGCAGTTGCAAGTCTAGCTAGTTGGACTTTCTTGATATTCCAAGTCCAATGATAAGTCGATAATAATGTGTCTCTTAAATCTGGATATAAACGATCACATGCTTGTGATGCGTCTGTACCTTCAGTAAATGAAGATATTGGCGATGCACCCATCAAAATCAAAGCATCTGAACATATAGATAGATCGGTATCGCCTGCGGCCATATATAACCCCTTGAGTAAAAGGGCGGCTGTTACACCGCCCCAGTATTACTTAGTCGCTGTCTGTGTTAGCTAAAGTAGTACCATCGTTGACATCAACGACACCAGCACTATTAGAAAGCACATAAACGATTGTTAGCACTTGTGTGCCACCAGTTGAACTACGAACAAAGATTACATCACCTACTGCAAGAGTATCTGATAGATCATTGAAGTAGCCTTCTGTGTTTACATCTGCGATTGTATCGGCAGTTGAGTAAGAGTAAATGCTTGGAGCATTGCCTTTCTTACTTGCACCGATTGTCGCAAAACCAGTTGAACTATAAGCCATAATTATTCTCCTTTACGATTATTCAGTACAAGAAATCTTAACGATGCCTTCATCGTCAATCGCAATAGCGCCAGCAGAGAACATAGAGCTTACTAAGAAAGAAGTCTTTTCTGGTACATAGTTGACTTCAGTCTTTTGAGCAATAGATTCTGCATAACCCATTGAATCACGATGCCATGCAAAGCAAGAACGAGTAGAAGGCTTAGGTACACCACCTTCATCACGATCACCCATAGTGATGATCTTGAAGCCCATGAATGAATCAATCTCACCTTGAACTAGAGCCTTAACAGAAGCGAAGTCTGAAGAAGTAACTTCAGTTTCACCAAGTAAAGCGTCAAGCTGTGAAGCGTGCATCAACATAAAACGATTCTCTGAAGGCACGTTGTTTTCATTCATAGCTTTGGCAGTTGCACGCAATTTCTCGATGTTCATGTTAGAACCAACACCACCGATATCAGTTGATACTGTGCTTGGGCTTCCAGCCGCATTCAAAGCATCAATACAAATCTGATCCATTCTACGAGCGATTGATTTTGATACTACTTCTACAAGCTCTCTGCGCTCATCAAAGTTGATGTGTGACTGATGGAAAATATCGCTGTACTCAGCCGCGATATAATCAGACATAGTTGCAGTAACTTGAGAATAAGTAACGTTTAATGGAGTAACGTCAGTCTGTGGTACACGAACTGTAGCTACACCTTTACCGATTTTAGGGAATTTTACAGTGTTTCCCTGCACGTTTTGACGTGAACGCATTGTTCCACGCAATAGTGCTTCACCTTGATATGCTTGTTTTACCTCTGATTCAAACAGGGTAACAAAAGCAGTTGTTACATTTTGCGCCATAACGCATCTCCTATATTAGAAAATTAACGATGTAACGCGACTTGTTATCCTATTCAGGGCAATTCGCTTGCATGGAATGGCCACGCCACCAGTGGATTCACCACATAGTCGGGCCGCAATCGGTTGTCCAACAAGCGAATGTTAGCTAAATTTTAACCAGTGTGCAAATTATACTTGACTTTCTAGCCAAAGTTTTTCTATGCGCGATCTCCATGCTGGATCACTCTGCCATCGAGGATCAGCAATATGTGATTCTAATTCCTCACGACTGATATTTGGCATAGATGGTTGCGGTCTAGCTGGTATGCCTTCATTGGTTATAGATTGGTGATACTTTAAGAAAGCATTGATAGCATCTGCTGTATTTAGATTGTTAGCTAATGCCTCACGCTCTGCATCATTTAACGGCGCTTTCATTAGCAATCTATCTGCCATCTCTATTTTTTGTTGAGCATTTTCACCAAGTTTTTGAATTTCTTGCTGACGATTGTACTCACTCTTTTCAAACTCTCCACCAGCCAATTCCATGTATTGATTGACCATGCCTTCAAACGCTTCTTGGCTAATTCCATTTTCTTTAGCCCAAGCTGAAAATTGATCGAGCATAGGATCGTCTTGCTCCAAGCCCATATCTTGAAATGCTGATACATCATAATCTCCTTCTGGTGCTTTATGTTTGCCAGCTTTGAATTTCTTTTCTAACTCTGCATAAGATTTAGCCAGCTTCTCTACATCCGGGCCGTCCTCATCCCAGAACTTCTCTGGGTAATAATCTGGTCTCTCAATAGGCTCATTATCCACATCTGTTGTATGAACTGGCTCTGGTTGAGTTTCTTCATGCAATGGGATTGGTTGCTCCTGT